ATTCGTGAATCCTGTATGATTGAAGTTCCTGTAAAAGGGAAACCAAACATGTACAGACCAAAACTGAACACTTCCCTGTATCTTGCAAAGACTATGGTTGCATCCATTGTTCATCCAAATCTTTATGATGCGGACTTACAGGACAGTTACGGTGTAAAGACACCCGAAGATTTATTGAAGGAAATGATTGATGACCCTGGTGAATACAATGAATTTGCTGCATTCATTCAGCAATACAATGGGTTTGATACAACCATGGATGAAAAGGTTGAAGAAGCAAAAAACTAATTGAAGAAGGTGACAGTGATGCGGTACTTGCCCATTACTGCTTGCATAAATTACACTTGTTGCCTTTTGAATTTGTTGCCCTTGACCCACAGGAAAAGGCATTTGTGATTGCATCCATAAAGATTAAGATGGAAGCAGAAAAAGCGGAAGCTGAAAGAATAAAAAGGGCGAAAAAGAAATAATGAGAAAGGCAGGTGATACATGTGGCAACCATTCAAACAGCAATAAGACTTACTGACATGATGACTTCCCCATTGATGAATATTACACAGGCATTGAATATGACCATCAGTGCATTTGAAACTGTTGAATCAACAGCGGATGGTGCTATCAGTGGAATGAATTTTGATGGTGTCAGGGAAAAAATCAATGCTGCAAACATGGAATTGAATGAAGTGGCTGAAAACATCAGAAGGAATGAAGAAGCACAGGACAAATTCAACCATTCTCTGAACAATGGAACAAAGGTGGCAGGTGGATTGGAAAAGAAAATCCTTGGTGCAGTTACAGCATATGCATCCCTTCAAGGAATTCAGAAGTTGATGAATCTATCTGACACAATGACCCAAACAGAAGCAAGATTAAGCATGATTGTTGATGATGGTGGTTCTGTTGAAGAACTTGAACAAATGATTCTTGCATCAGCACAAAGGTCAAGGGCATCTTATTTGCAAACAGCGGATGTAGTTTCAAAACTTGGGCAAAGGGCAGGTGATGCTTTCAGTTCCAATGCTGAAACAATCCAGTTTGCTGAAAACTTGAATAAAATGTTTGTCATTGCAGGTGCATCACAACAAGAAATGGCTTCTGCTTCACTACAATTGACACAAGCACTTGGTTCAGGTGTGTTAAGGGGTGAAGAATTGAATGCTGTATTTGAAGCTGCACCAAATGTTATTCAGACCATTGCAGATTATCTTGATGTTCCTATTGGTCAGATTCGTAACATGGCAGCAGAAGGACTAATCACTGCTGATATTGTGAAGAATGCAATGCTATTGGCAACAGATGACATCAATGCACAATTTGAGCAGATGCCAATGACCTTTGCACAGGTTGGAACTATCATTGGGAATACATTTCTTCAAACATTTGACCCAATTATTCAGACAGTGGGTAAAGCTGCACAGTGGATATATGACAATTGGTCAACCATTGAACCTATCTTTTGGGGATTGACTGCTGCTGTGGGTGCTTATGCACTGATAACAGGCATTTCAACCGCTGCAACATGGCTTTCAGTTGCTGCAAACAGGGCATTGGCGGTTTCTCTATTGACCAACCCCATTGGTTGGATTGCACTTGCAATTGGTGTTCTGATTGGAATAATTTATAAATGGGTTCAATCAGTTGGTGGTCTTGAAATAGCTTGGAAAATTGCAATGAATGGCATCCTGACAGCTTGGGATTGGGTGAAGATAGGATTCTTCACAGGTATCTATTGGGTTCTTGATTTATGGGATAAGTTAAGGCTTGGAATCAGGACAGCAAGTGTTGGAATTCAAAACTTCATGGGTGATATGAAAGCTAATGTGTTGATGATTCTTCAAAACATGGTCAATGGTGCAATTGGAATCATCAATGACTTCATCAACCTATTGAATAAGATTCCAGGGGTTTCAATTGAAACAATCCAAGGTGTATCCTTTGGAACAACTGCACAGCTTGAAAATGAAGCTGCAAAAAAAGCAAGGGAAGCTGACCTGAATGATTTTAGAAGTCAGATTGAAGCAGGGATGCTTGAAAGGGATGCAGCACTGAATCAGATGAAGGCTGATGCAAGAAGTGCAACTGAATCAAGACAAGCAGAAATTGCCCAAATGCAAGTGGAAGCAAACCTGTCAAAGGTCAATGCAAATATTCCAGGATTTGACCCTGAACAGCTTGGAATGACACTTGGTGGTATAGCTGATGATACAGATAGTATTGCAGGTTCTATGGAAATGACAGGTGAAGAATTGAAATACATTCGTGACCTGGCTGAAAGGGATAATGTAAATAGGTTCACCACTGCTGAACTTCATTTCAACATGGGTGGTGTGACCAACAATGTAAGCAATAACACTGACCTTGATGGTGTGGTTACTTACATTGAAGAACATGTATCAGAAGCACTTGAATCAGTTGCGGAAGGGGTGCATAAATAATGGCTTATGATTTTTACATGGATTCAATGCTGTTACCTGTTGCCCCTTCAAAACTGTCCATCAGCATAGATAACAAGAATAAAACCTTGGTACTTATCAATGAAGGTGAAATCAATGTTTTGAAGAAGGCAGGTTTGACAGATATATCATTCACAGCTTTGTTACCGCAAACAAGATATCCTTTTGCGGTGTACAAGAACGGTTTCCAAAAAGCTGATGTTTTCCTTGATAAACTGGAACAACTGAAAACAAGTCAGAAACCTTTTCAATTCATTGTGTCAAGAACCTTCCCAAGTGGGAAGCTGTTGTTTGATACTAATATCAAGGTCAGTTTAGAAAGTTACAAGATACTTGAAGATGTGAAAAATGGCTTTGATGTGAATGTGGAAGTAAAGCTTAAACAATATAAGGACTATGGAACAAAGACAGTAAATGTGACTATAAAGCAAGAACCACCAGTTGCAACGGTGCAGAAACCATCTTCCAGTAGTGCTGCACCATCTACCACAATAAAAATTGGTGATATGGTCAAAATCAATCAGGGTGCAAAGTATTATACAGGGCAAAGTGTTCCTGATTGGGTCATGAAGGGTGTTTACAAAGTATATTACATTGGCAATCAACCTGACAGGATAGTTGTGGACAAAACAGGTATAAATTCACCTTTTCGTGCTGCTGACCTTACAGTTGTTACTTCATCAGTTGCAACAGTACAAAACACAAGACCCACAGAAACATCACCTGCACCAAAGGTGACAGCAAAAACACATACGGTTGTCAAAGGTGATACCTTATGGGGTATTGCAAAGAAGTATTATGGAAATGGGTCACAGTACATGAAGATATACAATGCAAACACAAACATTCTAAAAAACCCAAATGTAATTTATGTTGGTCAAGTTCTGACTATACCAGTTTAAGGGGGTGTGACTTTGGATGTTGAACTTTTAATTCAGAATGGTAACAAAGTTTATGCCCCTGTTGTTGAAGAAGGTATTGTATGGGAAACAGAAAGAAAAGATTCACCTGGAAAGCTGACCTTCACAGTCATCAAAGACCAAGAGATTAACTTCACAGAAGGAAACCCTGTCAGATTGGTTGTTGATGGTGTGAAATTATTTTATGGCTTTATTTTCTCAAAGAAGCGTGATAAGCAACAAAACATCAAGGTTACTGCTTATGACCAATTGCGGTATTTGAAGAATAAAGACACCTATGTTTATACAAATAAAACTGCATCAGATTTCATCAAAATGGTTGCCAATGACTATAACCTGAATCTTGGTGCAATAGAAAATACAAGTTTCATCATTGCTTCCAGGATAGAAGATAACACAACCTTGATTGATATGATTCAAAATGCACTGGACTTGGAACTAATGAATAAAAAGACCATGTATGTTCTATATGATGACTTTGGGAAGCTTACTTTGAAGGCACTTGAAAGAATGAAGCTTGGTGTAGTCATTGATGAAGAAACAGGTGAAAACTTTGACTACACATCAACAATTGATTCACAGACCTATAACAAAATCAAGTTGGTGTATGAGAACGAAAAAACAGGAAAAAGAGAAGTTTACATTGCACAGGATTCAAACAACATAAACAACTGGGGCATCCTGCAATATTATGACACTATATCCGAAGGTGAAAATGGTCAGGCAAAGGTCAATGCATTGCTGTCACTTTACAATGCAAAGACAAGAAACCTGAAAATCACAAATGCCCTTGGGAACTTAAAGGTCAGAGCAGGAAGCATGTTGGTTGTGAATTTGAACTTGGGTGATGTATCGGTTCAGAATTTCATGCTTGTTGAAAGGTGCAAACACACTTTCAACGAAAGTGAACACAGAATGGAATTAACATTGAGGGGTGGTGAGTTCATTGCCTAATCTAATTGAATCAATAAAGAAGGCAGCTTTGGAAGCGGTTGAAGCTTCAAAACCTTGTGTGGTGCTGTTTGGAAAGGTGACTTCCATCACCCCATTGAAAATAAATATGGAACAGAAGTTGACTTTGACGGATGCACAGTTGATTCTGACAAGGAATGTGACTGACTTCAAGACCAACATCACTGTTGACCATTACACAGAGGACATCACACACAGTCATTCCTATACTGATGATGGCAGCAGTTCAACCACAGGAAGCAACACCCACAAGCATCAAGTCAAAGGAAAGAAAGAAATCACTGTTCACAATAGCTTGGTTGTCGGTGATATGGTTCTTCTTTTGAGGATGCAAGGTGGTCAACAATACATTGTTTGGGATAGGTTGGTCACATGATACCATCAACAACTGGCTTCCTTGAACAGGATTTTGTGATTGAAGAACAACCAAGCAAAACATATAAAATGCATCTTGATGAAAGCATCATCCTTGGATATGCAGACAGACAAGAAGCAATGGTTCAAGTGATTTTTAATATACTGAACACTGAAAGGTATCAGTATATTATTTATTCATGGAACTATGGGATTGAACTTATTGACCTTTACGGTCAACCAGTCAGTTATGTAATACCTGAATTGAAAAGGCGAATTACAGAAGCTTTGACATGGGATGAAAGAATTATCAGTGTGGACAATTTTTCTTTTGATGTAAACAAAGGAAAAATAACCTGTAATTTCACAGCACACACCATATTTGGTGATATTGAAACAGAAAAGGTGGTGAATTTTTAATGTATGAAAATATGACTTATGAAGTCATCTTGCAAAGGATGCTTGACAGAGTTCCTGACACAATGAACAAGCGTGAAGGCAGCATCATATATGATGCACTTGCACCTGCTGCGGTAGAACTTACCCTGGCATATATGCAATTTGACATGGTGCTGAATGAATCATTCGGTGACACTGCATCAAGAGATTATCTTATCAGAAGGGCAAAAGAAAGAGGTCTTACACCTAAACCTGCAACAAAGGCAATCCTTCAAGGGGAATTCACACCTGCAAGCATTGATGTTCTGAACAAAAGGTTCAACCTTGGTTCATTGAACTATGTGGTGACAGAACTTATTTCACCAGGCATTTACAAAGTACAGTGTGAAACAGAAGGGGTAATTGGAAACCAAAGTCTTGATGACATTATCCCTATTGATTACATTGAAGGACTTGAAACAGCAAAGTTGACACAGGTTTTAATTCCAGGTGAAGATGAAGAATCAACGGAAGCTTTCAGAACAAGATACTTTGCATCATTCGGTGAAAAAAGCTATGGGGGCAATGTCACAGACTATTTGACAAAAACCAATTCCATTGCAGGTGTTGGGTCAACAAAGGTAATACCTATTTGGGCAGGTGGTGGAACAGTAAGGCTTGTCATTCTTGATTCCAATTATGACAAAGCATCACCCACATTGATTGCATCAGTTCAAACTGCAATTGACCCTACACCACAGGGTGAAGGCTGGGGTATTGCACCGATTGGTCACACAGTGACGGTGGATACAGTTGAAGAAGTGACTGTTGATATTGCTGCAACCATAACCTTTGACACTGGATATTCATGGGCAGCACTTCAAGCACAGGCAACCGCTGCAATTGAAGCTTACCTACTTGAATTAAGAACGGACTGGGCAAATCAAAGCAACTTGATTGTCAGAATAGCACAGATTGAAACAAGACTGCTTGCAATTGAAGGAATCATTGATATTTCGGGAACAACCATCAACACACTGGCAAGTAATCTGACACTGACTACTTACCAAATACCTGTGTTAGGAAGTATCACAGCATGAGCAGAGAAATAAACCTGATTGATTACCTTCCCCCCTTCCTTCAAGGATATAGGGAAATGCAAGCAATTATGACCGCTGAAAATCCCGAATTTCAAGCGGTCAGTGATGAAGGTCAGGTGGTCTTGGATAACACCTTCATTCTTCACTGTAATGAAGATGGAATTGCCCGATTTGAAAATATGTTGGGTATATATCCTTTACCAACTGATACTTTGGAATCAAGGCAGTCAAGGATTCTGACAAGGTGGAATGATGTTGTTCCCTACACCCTGAAATCATTTCTTTCAAAGCTTGTGTCTTTGCAGGGTAACAGCAACATTCAAATAACTATCTATAATGACCAGTACAAAATCAAGGTTGTAACACACCTTGAAAAACAAGGTCAGCAGGATGACCTGGCTTATTTGTTCAAGACAGTTCTTCCATGCAACCTGGTTGTTGAATCAATCAATGAACTTGACTGTGCAGCAAGCGGTGACATGACATTTGGAAACGGAATCACCCTTGCAGCTATTGAGTTCATAACCAATGACATCAAGGAAACACTTGATGAAGTCAGTGAAGCTATGATTGGAAATGCAATCACAAGCACTGAAATAATTAGTATTGCGACAAGCATATAAAAAGAAAGGTGGAAAAATATCATGGCAGAATTTAGTTCATTTGTTATCACAGCTAAAGGACAGGCTTTGATGGCAAAATTGATTGCAGGAAGTGGAACAACCAACTTTTCAGCAATCAAGACTTCAAGCACTATCTACACACAGGAACAGCTTGCTTCCCTGACTGCTTTGACCAATATCAAGCAGACAGCAGGTATTTCAAGCATCAGCAGAATCAACAGTGCTTCTGTGAACATCAAAGGTGCTTTGAACAACACAGCACTTGCAACTGGGTACACAGTCAACACAATTGGTCTTTATGCAATTGACCCTGATGAAGGTGAAATCCTTTATGCAGTGGCAAGGGCAACCACAGCAGGATACATGCCCCCTTACAATAGCATCACATCCAGTGGCATCCTGTTTGACTTTGTAATCACTGTTGGAAATGCTTCCAATGTGACAGTCACAGTCAACCCTGCTGCTGTTGCTACACAAGCAGATGTCATTGAAATCAATGCAAAAATTGCTGACCTGGCAGGTTATGTTGGCTACACCGAAGATGATATTTATGGGGTTGAAGTTGATTTCGTAAATAAGAAGTTTACACGCCTTGCGGGTGCGGCAAACCGTACACCGGGGGAAGGTTTTGACGGTATCAACGCCTTTGGTGGTCGCCGCCGTTGTAATGTGGATAATTCCGGTAATGTTATCGCCTATTATGGTGATGTCGGGTTCACTACTACGGGTAAGCTGACACAGGTGGTTACTGTTGGTGAAACAACTTACCCTGTTGGAACTATCGTTCAGACTATGGTTGAACAGCCCAAATTTTATTACAAGGTTGTTCCGCTGAAAATCGAAAAGAAAGCAAAGGGCGGTATTACCCGCAAGGTTGCTTATTATGTTTCTGATAGTGCAAAGGCGGGCTTCAAGCTTCATCCGGCTTTCATTTGTGATGGAAAGGAAAATGAAAAGATTTACCTTGCAGCATTTGAAGGTTCTTTGTGGGATGCTTCCGCAGCAGCTTACATTTTGGATGATTCACAGGTTGCGGATTTCGCAAATGATATGCTTTGCAGTATTGCAAACGTAAAACCCGCTTCCGGTTTAACACAGAACCTTACCCGTGCAAATACCCGCAAGCTGGCTGAAAAGCGTGGTGCTGGTTGGGAACAGGCGTATGCTGCAACCGTTTGTGCTTCCGCTTTACTGATGCTGGTTGAATACGCAACCTTCAATATGCAATCTGTTATCGGTAGGGGTAATGTGAGCAAAACTGATGATGGTGCAACTTCTATGACCGAAATCACGGGTGCAACCGTGAATTTGGGTAACGCTTCTGGTGCTGTTACCAACGATAACGGTATCAATATCGTTTCCTATCGTGGTGAAGAAAACTTTTGGGGTGACATTTGGGCGTGGATTGATGGTATTAACCATTACGCAAACAGCACAACGGGCGAATGTGATACTTACATTGCGGATCATGGATTTGTTGATGATTCGGGTGCAAGCCCTTATGTGAACGCCGGAATTTCCGCAAAGTACGGTAACGGCTATGTTTCCGCTTTCTGTTATTCGGAAGCGTTTGATTGGCTGTTCATTGCTGGTGAACTAATTGGTAACAGCAGCCTTCCTGTTGGTGATTATTTTTGGAATCAGAACGGAACAGGTTGGCGGGTTGCTGCATTGGGCGGTAGTTGGGATAGTGGCCCTACTGCGGGTGCTTTCATTTGGGCTCTGAATGTTCCCGCTTCTCATCGTGATCGGGATATCGGCGGTCGCTTGGTGTATGTACCTGCTGCGTAAATGTAACTTGAAAATTTTTGGGTTATGCACTATTAAGAAAGACCACATGCAAACAGATGAAGGTCAAGATGGTGAGAATCAGAAAGAAGGTGGAAAGTGGTCAAGAAATGAATTTTTCAGAATGGTGTTCAATCAATTCTTACAAGGGTTGGTTGATGCATTGTGACAGTTACAGGTTGACAATGAAATACATTGACCCTATTCAAAAATATGCGGATGACTATTATATCAAAAATATTAAAAGAAAGGTAGCGTGAACAAAATGATTGATTATGGAAGGCAAAAAAGCACAGTGAAACCTGAACCAATGGTTCTTGATGAACACAGTGTTTGGTTACACACAAACATCCAGGCAGTGGAAGAAACTGTTGGTGAAGAAGTGTTCAGCGGTTATGAATTCAACATGGTGCAATACACCAAGGATGAATTCATTGGCAAGTTGGACAACCAACTGACTGACACACAGCTTGCCCTGGTTGAAGTCTATGAATTGATTTTAGGATAAGAAAGGAACGGTGAATCAGAGTGGCAAAAGTATATGCAGACCTTATCAGGA